AATTACTTGTGAATAACTTTATTAATGATCTTTGTGATTTAATTTCTCCTAATTCTTTAACACAAAACCCATTAATTTTTGAACTGAAATTTGCAGGTTCTAAAACTAGATTATATCTATTTCTATCAATATTTAAATCTTTTATTGTGAAGGTTTTAATATTTTTATTTTTAAGATTACTAATCACAGATTTATACATATCAACACAATGTTTAACAGAATAATCGAGTATATGTTTATTAATTTTAGAATCATTAATAATAGTTTGTGCATCATTATATAACTTTTTTCTAATTGTAATAAAAGATTCAATATAATTATTTTTATTATAAAAATCAGAAATATATTTATTAGTAATATTATACATTTTAATAACAGCCATAAAATATTTATCTAAAATTATTTTTTGTTTATCATTAGGATAAATAGAAAATTTCATAGTTTTAATATATGAAGATTTAAAAGCTTCTTTTTTTGTAGTTACTTTATTAGGATTATATTTACAAGAAATATTAAACCACGAATTGGACTTTACATTTATGGCAGATTGCAATAAAGAAGGAAACCAAAATTTATCTGGAGGTTTTTTCATAATATATTATAATAAATATGTAGTTAAATAATAAAATAAATAAAATATTTAATATTCATTTTTTTTTGATAATCTCTATATAGATTATCAAGAAATATCAACTTTTCATATACTAGTATATGACCCCATATTAAAAATTAAATTAGTTGCATTTGTGTAACTGTAAGGAAAAATATACCAGAAATTTTTAATGCTGGATTTTTTCTTTTTAATAATAATAAACTTGTAATAGTCCCTATAGAATAAGTAATTATTGATGTTTCTTTATTATAACATCCACCAGTTTGATTTATACTATATTATTTACTATTATTAAATTTATTTTATTATTATATATTATGACAACAAGATCTAAATCACCCATAACAAAAGAAAAATTATTAGATTTATTTGAAACAGAATCAACAATTATAATTGATGAACCAATTAAAACTATTGTAAAAACTATACTACCTCCATCAGATAATACATTATATATGTTTTCACCTAATACTGTCAAATTACTAGAATCATTTACACCAGGAACAAGAAAATATATGGCACATGATCTTGAAATAGATGATACTAAAATATATAATATAGAAAAAAAATCAGAAGAAAAAGATGAATTATATGAATTTTTTGAAAATACTGCTGTTGGTATTTTTTTGGAAAAATGGATATGTTGTTATTTACGTTGTAATTGTGGTGATAGATTTGTAAAATATGAAAATCCTAATATGCCTGTAGTAGATATAAAATGTCGTGATCAAAATAAATCACATTCTATAGAACACCATGGTCCAAAATATTATCAAATTAAATCATCTGAATTATACAAAACGTATAGAGGTTATGAATATTTTCAGTTAGAACCATATCAATATATACATACGGGCTCTATCCGATTCGGAAAGATTTGTCATGAAATAAAAATTAATGACCCAGATAAAAGTTTATTGATTGGTTATATATGTATAAAATATAAATATAATACAGATAGTAATATAAATATAGATAAATTACAATCATTTATTTTACAACCAAAATATAAATTTGATAAACCGATTGATACAAATTTACAATATTATGTATATGGCGATACAGATATAAAAAAACCAATAATATTATTTAATCCAGTTTTATTTAATATATATAGATTTCAACAAATTCAGGTACAATTAGAAAATATACAAATAAGTCAATTTATAGAAAATAAAAATTTACATATAGTACCATTTAATTTGAGTTATTAAAATATAATTTAATTAACTAAAATATAATATAATTAACAAAAATATAATTAACAAAAATATAATATAATTAACTAAAATATAATTTAATAATATATGATACCAGAACCATTACGTGATAACACAACTATTATCAAAAATCATTCATTAAAAACATATATATTTTGTATTTTATTAAGAATAGTAATCGGTCTATTATTGATGACAAATAATATGCCAAAAAGAATAATACAAATATTATCATTATTTATAATTGTAACATTTACATATAAATTTTTTAAAATAGAACATATATGGAAAGTATATCTTCGAACAGTTTTGACATATGCAGTTGTATTATTTTTAGTAACAAAATATAATGATAAATATTATAATGTCGCAGGTACACTTATAATAATAGATGCACTTATGGGTTTACAATCTAGACATATTTTTGAACAAATAGGATATGTTATGAAATTATAATTAAGTTAACCAAAATATAATAAAGTTAACTATATAACTATATAATCATTTTAATTTATTATATAAATGTTGGATATAATAATAACACATATATACGAAATATTACCATATTATATGGTATTTGAGACATTTTATTATTTGTCAAATAAATTAAAAATATTTTATGATTTTAATCATGCATATTTTTTTATGCATTTTATTATAAATTTAATAAATACAATTATATTGATACCATTTATTGGTCATCTAATATCAGATCCTCTTGGATATAATATAATAAAATCTGATTGGGATCACCTTGATATAATATATCCAATGATTATTGGATTACATACATTTCATCTAATACATCATCTAAATAAGATAAATTATGACGAAATTATTCATCATATAATAACTCATGTATTTTGGTATATTATATATATTGCAAATAACCCGATATATTTAGCAGGTATTATATCTATGTCTGGCATACCAGGTGGTATTACATATCTTATGTTATTTTTACAAAAATGTAATTTAGTTAATTTAAATATTTCTAAAAATTATGAAAAAAAAATATCAATGTATTTGAATATATGGGTTAGAATGCCTTTATGTATAATATTTGCAACAATAATATATATAATAGGGTGTGACTTGTCAAATAATTTATATTATGGATCATTATTTATGGCATTGTTTACCATAATTAATGGAGTTCATTTTATGCACAATATTATTGAAAGTTACTATACTAATGAAAATAAAAATAACTAATTTAACTAATTTAACTAATTTAACTAAATTATCAGTTAAAATTACCATAAAAATCATCATAAACCATAAAAATATAATAATAATAATATAATATTTTAATATATTATATTATAATATATTAAAATATGGAACAACAAAAATATGAGCCATGTAATTCTAAATATATGAAAACATATCTTAGAGAAAATTGTGGTTTAAATCCATTTACACGTGAAAAATTGCCTCCTACATGCCAATTAAAAGATTATCCACATATGATTGATAATATAACAACATTTTTATGTCATATTATTCCAAACAATAATAACAATGATATACAATTATCTGATATTAAAACTGGTGAAATCATGAATAGAGGATCATTCGGCTATACTTTTGGTTTAAAAGATAAAAATTTTATAATAAAAATTATCGTGTGTTTACCAAATTTAGAAAATATGACAAAATTATTGAAAAATGAAATTGAAATACATTCACTTCTTTCCAAATATGATACAATAAATTATATTCAATTATATGGATATTATATTAAAAATGATGATAACATATATTATTATTATGATATAATAAATAATATAGATACACAAATAAATTTTGGTGAAAGAATAAAATCTTTCGAGACTAATTGTGAAACATATTTAATAATGCATAAAGGATTAAATGATGTTGCATCATATATTGGAAGAATTTTTGATGATAATACATATACAACTTTTATAACAGATATACAGGATATTTATGATTTATTAAATGCATTTAAAGTGTCAAATATAATTTTAGAAAATGAAGGAAAAATATTTATACATTCAGATATTAAAGCAGAAAATATTGTTAGAGCATATGATAATACATTACAAAAATATAATTTAAAATTAATAGATTTTGGTTTATCTAAATTATCAGAAACTTTTTTTATAAATTCATCAGATGGAACAGAATTAATTTTTAAGATATTATTCACGCATCAAATTATTGGTTCAAATGGAAAACGCGAGATTTATAATGATCATCTTTCAATGGTATCACCGTTATTTGATATTTTTAGTATTATTTTAGTGATGTTTGAATTATTTATAAAACATCGTATGAATACACTAGAATATAATATATATAAAATAAATGAAATTATAATAGAATATACATTTGAATTAAAAGAAAAAAATAATATATTATATCAAAATATTAGAAGATTATTAAATATATTTAATAGTATATATGATTTTCATCAAATTAGAATTAAAAAATATTATGAAGATGTTATGGAATCAGAATCTTTAGTTGGATGGATTAAAGGGTTTGTATCTAAAAATCCATTACAAAAATATATTGATTCATATGATATGATAGATTTTAAATTATCTGATATTGGTGATATTGTTCAGCCAAAATATATTGTTAAAGGTAATAAATTAAAAGATGATATGGATTATTTAACAAATTTAATATCATTCTCAATGGAATTACAATTTGACTAATATATTATTTTTTAGATTTCTTAATTATTTTTGTTTTTAATTTTTTTTTGTTTTTATTATTTTTATCAGAATTATCAGAATTATCAGAATTATCAGAATTATCAGAATTATCAGAATTATCAGAATTATCAGAATTATTTTTTTTATAAAATTCATATTCTGATTCGGGAATATCAGATATATCAGATATATCAATATCACATGATTTTTCTAAATTTGTTGCAATCTTATCTTCATTAAAATCTTTAAATTTATCGTTAAAATCATCATAATTATCATAATTATCATTATTTTCGTTATTTTCGTTATTTTCGTTATTATTAACATCATTATTATTTACTGTATCTGATACAATAACCATAAGATTTTCTTGTATTTGTTCTAGTTCATTTAATTTATTAAATTCATCAAAATCAACATCAATATATCTTATATACGGGGTTATAAATTTTAATATAGGTTTTATAAATGATTCATTTTCTAATGCACATTCAAAAGATAATATTAATTTAATATATTCAATATGACATATAAATTCATTATGTGATTTATCTTTAACATTTTCTTTCTCAACTGAAATTGTTCTATAATTAGTTATTAAATTATGTATAGAATCAAGTAGTGGTTTTATTATAAAATTTGTAAATCTAATTCCGGCGATATCTGCATTCCATTTGGTTTGACTTATTTTAACAACATAATTTTGTCTGGTAATATCAGTATTCCATATTTGTTGATTTTGCGGATCTTTATGATTTACTAATTTTAATATGGATTTTGATATATTTTGTACAAAAATATTATATTTAAAATGATATATTAATTTTTTTTCTAATGAATATTTATTTTTATTATCTTCTGGACATTTATAATCTATTCTTAATATATCAACACATTCTTGCGTATTTATTCTTTTCATTGGAGGTGTCGATTGATGATGTTCCATTAAATATTTTATTAAACTTGATGCTTTTGTAATAGCATTATTCACAACTCTAACTACATGTTTATTTGATTCTCTCATTTCATCTCGTGATTGTTTTAATTCTTCTTTTAGAACACTATTAGAATGTTCTAATTCTGCTTTTATTACTTCTTTTACTACATCGACTGTTGATGTATTATCTTTTTTATTATTCCTATTAATTTTATTATTTTTGTTATCTTTATTATCTTTATTATCTTTATTATCTTTATTATCTTTATTATCTTTATTATCTTTATTATCTTTATTATCTTTTTTTTTATCATCACTATCATTAATTTTATCATTAGTTTTATCATCAATTATAAGGACAACAGTTGAATTTATATTATCGACATTTTCTATAACATCATTTTTATGTTTATTATATCTATGTTTTGTATATTGTCTTCGTGATTTATAATCTTTATCACATACAAAACAGAATACATTTATTTTTTCTTTATCGATATGTTTCATTGTTTTACAATGATTTGTAAAATTTGTTATTTTGTTAGTATTGATATTACATAATTTGCATTGATATAACATTAAATTTATTATATTAATATATTTTTATATATTTATATTCTTATAAAGACTCACTAATATATATAAAGTTACCAGAGTAATAATTATTAATAAAAAAATAAAGACAATATAGACATTTTATATATAAATAAAAGACATATAATTATAAAAAAAGTATTCAAGTATAAAACAAAATAATATATTTTTAATAGATATTTTTCTTATTTTTTTTGGACAACTTAAAAAGCAGGAAAAATATGATATATTTTTATTTATCATATTTGATATTATAGATAATAAATAGCTACGTTTTTGCATATTTATTATAGGGGCTATATTTAAATGAAATTTTTTGTTCATTTACATAGTCTAAAATAACGTTTTTATGATAGCTAGACTATGGTTATATATATTTTATATATTATAAATTAATATTTATTTAAATAATAAAAATTTTTAAAATTCCTAAAAATATTATTAATAATTCCGCCAATAAATATAGCCTCATGTATTTATGTATTTATGTATTTATTTATATTTCTCTCAATATATAAACCTACTAATAATAACCTACTGATATAATCTACTGATATAACCTACTAATATGATCTATTTATAATAATACTAATAATCTTCTTAAAAATATTAAAAATAATCTTAAAATATTACTAATAATTTCGTCAATAAATATAGCCTCATGTGTGCGCGCGTGCGTGTGCGTGCGCGCGTGTATTATATATATGTATTTATTTATATTTCTCTCAATAACCTACTGATATAATCTACTGATATAATCTACTGATATGATCTATTTATAATAATACTAATAATCTTCTTAAAAATATTAAAAATAATCTTAAAATATTACTAATAATTTCGCCAATAAATATAGCCTCATGTGTGTGCGCATGTATTATATATATGTATTTATTTATATTTGTCTCAATATATAACCTATTAATAATAACCGACTGATATAATCTATTTATAATAATACTAATATGATCTATTTATAATAATACTAATAATCTTCTTAAAAATATTAAAAATAATCTTAAAATATTACTAATAATTTCGCCAATAAATATAGCCTCATGTGTGCGCGCGTGTATTATATATATGTATTTATTTATATTTCTCTCAATAACCTATTAATAATAACCTACTAATAATAACCTACTGATATAATCTATTTATAATAATACTAATATGATCTATTTATAATAATACTAATAATCTTCTTAATAATAATCTTAAAATATTACTAATAATTTCGCCAATAAATATAGCCTCATGTGTGCGCGCGTGTATTATATATATGTATTTATTTATATTTCTCTCAATATATAAACCTACTAATAATAACCTACTGATATAATCTATTTATAATAATACTAATATGATCTATTTATAATAATACTAATAATCTTCTTAATAATCTTCTTAAAAATATTAAAAATAATCTTAAAATATTACTAATAATTTCGCCAATAAATATAGCCTCATGTGTGCGCGCGTGCGTGTGCGTGCGCGCGTGTATTATATATATGTATTTATTTATATTTCTCTCAATAATCTACTAATATAACCTACTGATATAACCTACTAATATGATCTATTTATAATAATACTAATAATCTTCTTAAAAATATTAAAAAAATAATCTTAAAATATTACTAATAATTTCGCCAATAAATATAGCCTCATGTGTGCGCGCGTGCGTGTGCGTGCGTGTATTATATATATGTATATATGTATTTATGTATTTATTTATATTTCTCTCAATAATCTACTAATATAACCTACTGATATAACCTACTAATATAACCTATTAATAATAACCTACTAATATAACCTATTAATAATAACCTACTGATATAATCTACTGATACAACCTACTAATATAATCTATTAATAATAAAAAAGATAATAAGTATAATAATAGTTATATTATATTTGTGTATATATAGACTTTCTATTTATAAGACATATATATTGATCTTAATATTACATAAAAATATATACAAAATATATTTTTGCATATATACTTTATTCATAATTACACAAAATATACGCGTATTTTTTATATTTTTCACAATAAAAACGCAAAAGTATAAAAGTTACAAGTATCGTATAATTTTATTTATGATTAAAAATATATAAAAAATGTCTTATTCTAAATTGCGATACTTATATACCATATTTTTGTAAAAAGTCCTGGACCGTATTTTTGTCTAAATTTGTGTATTTTTTATTTAGTATTTATGTGTTCTTTATACTGATATTTTGGTCTTATTTGTAAAAAACCACTTTTTTGGCAAAAAACGAGTACAAGTATACTAAAATTAACAAACACTAAAAAGTCCTAAAATATTTTAGAAAGTATATATATATACTAGAAAATACCGGATTCAGCCGTGAACTTTTATGTGTGTCGAGGGGTCATGGCCCTTTCAAAATTTTGGAAATGAAAATTTCTGTGTGCGTTGAAAAAAAATTTTATATATAAGAAGTGATATTTAAAAGGTTTTTTGTATTTTTTTTGATTTTAATGTATGTATAAACTTTTATAGAAAAGATCAAAAAAATCATGTTTTTGTCCTAAAAATAAAAAAAAGACATCAAAATATATAAAAAGTATATAATGTAATGAAATATATTTTAATATTTATAGACATTAATAAATCTTTAAAAAAGTATAACAATATAAAAAGTATTGTCTTTATAAATACGTGATTTTGGACAATATATTATATTAAATGTTATTATATATAATATAATACATCGTTTGTAGCTAAGCCAAATTTTTTTTGAAAAAAACACACTAAAAAATCACAAAAAAAACGCGATTTTTTCAAAAAATCAAAAAATTGTAAAAACCCGTTTTACACAAAAAAAACGACGACCATTTTTTTATTTTCTCACTTAATATAATCGATAAAAAATTATATAAAAAATTAATAAAATCATATAAAAATTATATAAAATTTAATAAAAAAATAATAAAAATTGTTTCACATGCTAAAGCATATTCAATAATTTTTCTTCCCCTTTCAAAAAAATTATTCATACATTCGACGAAAAGTATCATGCCAACTATATTTGTTTGGATTACTTACAATTTGATATAGAAAACCACGTCCACCCATACGATGTTTTTGTGCTAGAATATTAAATTCAAACTCAAATTTATTTGCAATATAATCGACACATTTATAAAACATATTATGATTTGAGTCGATAATATTTTTAATCTCTAGAATCATTTGTTTATCAAAAACATTATTAAATCCGTATGTAGTCATATCAAAAACTGGCTTTTCTCCCTTAATGAATTTTTCTTCATAATCCTTAATGTATCTCAGAATGTATAGAATATGATCACGAAATTGTGAAATAAATGTTTCAACGTACACACACATAATTGATGTAATAATTTCTATATTTTCAAATCCATATGATTCAATAACATCATTCAAAAAAGTAACGAAATCTCTATATACTTCTAGATCATTCTGATTATGATAAGAAGAAATAACATTATTAATATTAAAAACGGAAATCAAAGGTCGTGTAGGAGTATTTTTAATAAGATATGCTATATGAGCTTCTGGTTTGCGAAAATCATAATAACAACCATTAATACTTCCATTACCAAGACCATAGATGATATGATCAAGATTATTCTTGATAGGAATATCTGATTCAACAAAATACTTTTCAATAAATTTAGTGTTATCGTTACCTGAGAAATCATGATACAAATATGTACAATTATTTTCAATTGATATTTTATGGAGGCGACTCAGTTCATTGGTGATATTGACATATTCTGGAACTCTAAAAGGATATTCTTTGGTTGAATTAACAATAATATTTTGGCGAAATGGATAGATTTTAATTCTCTTATTTTCAAATGAGAATCCATTACAACCATGTTTCCACTCATCTAGATTTAGTTTCTGTTTCATTCTCTGATCTTTTGTGATAAAAGGAATGTTTTCAAGGGACGGATCAATATAAATACAAAATATCTGAAGATTAGGGATTTGCATATATAGTTTTTGGAGAGCAGGTGGAAATTGGTGATAATTCTCATCATCAAGAATAAGATTTCCATTATCTTCATTTCTGATTCTACCAGCAATCGTACCAATACCTACATAAATAAGGACTGGTAGTTTTTCTAGATTATATTGAATATTCAATTCAATAGAATCGATGATAGAATTAAGCTCATCGCGTGCAGAAGAATTTAAAACAGCAGCAGCCATATTATATAATATAATTTAATATATTAATATATACAATATATAAAATATTTCAATTTTTTTAGTTTTTCTTCTAAGAGACAAAAAAAGAGTCTAAATCTAAGTTAATTATATTATATTTGTACTTCTTTTACATAAAAGCATTTTCTACCATTAATTTCTTTTGCTATAACCTTATGACCTTTGGGATCTTTTTCTTGTTGATATACTTTAAATTTATAAGGATTTTCTGGTCCAATTTTTTTTAACTTATTAATAAAATTAGTATCAGGTTTAATATCTTTATTCTGACTTAATAATTCAATACAGTTAGAAAATGATACAAATATAATCTTGTTATACAATGTTTTAATTTCATCATCTTCGAGATCATCACATGTTCTATGTGGATCAATCTTTGCAAGATACAAAGCTTCATTTTTTATATAATTACCAACTCCTGCAAATTTATTTTGTTCCATTATAAAAGCAACGATTTTTTTATTTGTTTTTTTAATATTTTCCATAAAATAATCTATGGTAAATTTATCATCAAATATATCAATACCTAATTTGTCTAATGCTTTTTTATGTTGTTTTTCATTTAATATTTTTAGTTTGGAGAAACGTCTAGCATCATCCATATACATTGTGAGCATTTTTGATTCATCGGATGTTATAAAATTAATTTCATAACGAGGATATTTTGGATCCTGAAATGTAAGCCATCCAGTTAATCCACAATGTATATGAAAATAGTAATCATCGCATTCAAGAATCATTAATTTACCTCTAGAAATCACGTTATTAACTTTAGATTTTTGTGGTACTTTAACAACAGTTTTAGAATTAGATACTATATTTGTTAAAATTAATCCAGTTAAATATTTTTTACAAATTTCGGAAAGATATTTTATTTCTGGTCCTTCTGGCATATAATATATTATAATTATTTTTAAGTTAACTAAATTATTTTTAAGTTAACTAAATATTATTTTGTTATAATATATAATGTCTCAACTTGATAATTCAATTATTTTTGATCTTCAAATAAAATTAGATCTACAAACAAAAGAAAATCTAAATTATATAAATCTTATTTCTGAACAAAAACAAGAGATAGAAAATCTAAAATCAAAAATAGAATTTTTAGAAAAAGAAAATAACAAATTAAATAATAATACAAATAATACAACTGATAATACGCCTGTTAATAAATCTGTAATATCACGTATGATGAGTTGGATAAGATAATAATAAAAATTATTTTATAATAAAGTATTATATAATAATTATGAATTATAAAGAAAAATACATAAAATATAAAACAAAATATTTTAATTTAAAAAAGATGCATGGAGGTTTATATAAAGATAAAGATGGAGATATATTTGATTTCGATTTTATTTTGCCTTTAAATGATGAAAATGCAAAATATTTTTTTGATGATAAATATAGATTTAGTGTAGAATCTATGTATCAAATAAGATTGGATTTACAAGAATATTATCCACAAATTTATAATTTTTTATTAAATCCAGATACAGGTCTAAACGAAAATAAAAATAGGTTTGAATTAGTAATACCTATAAAAAACGAGGATGCAAAAATCGATGAGACAGATTTACATATTGGAAAAGTAAAATATGAAATTATACAAAATTATTTATCAGACTCATCAAATAAATATTATTATATATTATTACAAATTATTAATAATAATATTTATAAAATAAAAGAATTTTCAAAAGAATTAAAAAAATTTATTACAGATAATACAAAATGGAAACATGATTTTAAACAGTCTGAAATAGATCAGATAGATTTTTTATATGATATTTCATCAATAATTATTATAAATGTTAAACTTATAGATTTATTTAATAGTTATAATGAAAATAAATTAATATTTTCAACTAATTTATTAGATAGTCAAGAAATATATGAGTTTCTATATAAATATTTAATAGAAATAAATAACTTACGCAATATTAATGTAGAAATTTATAAGAATTGCGATAAAAATAAAATATATTTTTTATATAAATTATTGGAAATAAATATTGATAAAAATATATTAACTAATGATATAATTAATAAATTTATATCAGAAATACAGAATAAAACAATACAGAATAAGCATTTATTACATACACAATTATCAGAAATACAACTAGATAATATAAATTATATAGAATTAATTAAAAATAAACAAAAACAAATATGTGATGAAATAATGAAAAATTTTAATAAAAATCTTAATTTAAAATTACAAATATTAAATATAAACTTATATATTATTGATGATAATATTGAAGAAATAGGCGGCAGCGCATTACACACAAATGCAATATTAATTTATAAATTTATTAAAAATAATAATCCAGCATATTTGTGTTTGAGAACTGAACCACATCGACACTCAAATACATATTGTAGAAATAGTGTACGTAAAGCAATACGCGATATATGTAATAATTTTCCAGACTCATATTATTTAGATTATATAATAGATTCAAGAGAAGGTTTACAAAATAATGAGAATATTGCAGATGATATAGAATTAAAAAATATGTATGATTATTATAACATTCCAAAGGAATTACGCAATATGTCGCCATTACAAGGTAGTAGTGGATATTGTGCTACATGGACATTATATATGATAATGATTTTAATATTAAATAAAAATATTGATTTAGAAATTATAGGTAAATATTTTGCAGATTTTAATTCCAAATATAATGATAAAGGTATAAGAAAATTACAAAAATTACGTGAAGAATATGATAAACATTGTACTACACAAAATGATGAATGTTCTAAAATAAAATTAGAAATAGAAAAATATTTAAATATTCAAAAAACGGATACTGGTATAATATATAAAAATATTAATGAAAAATCAGATTGTGATTATATATATATCATTATGAAACACATAAAATTATATAGAATCATATTATTTTTATTATGTTTATTGGCGAAAGAAGGAATATTAGATAGAACAAAATATGTTACTAAATATGGAGAAACAAATATAATAACAGATAAAATATTTGATAATTTTGATACGATATTAGATACTATTAAGAATAAATTAAACGAAAAAGCCGATATCACCATAAAGCAACATATTTTAGATAAAGATAGACATAAATGTGATGATAATTTATTTGATCATATAGATTTCTGTAATATAAATGAAGATATTATAAAAGATATTCCAATACCAGATATTAATAATTGTAATAATAGTCATTTGAATAAAGATAATAAAATTGTATTAGAAAATATTAGAAAAAATTTAGTAGAACAACAATTAAAATCTATCAACATAGAGACCAAAACAAATATAGATTATTTAATATCTAAATTAAAATAGTTTTGAGTAAACGTTCACAAACAAGATATGGATCCATATTAGCAGCAGGACGTCTATCTTCTAAATATCCACATCCATCTTTAAGAACATTCAAAGGTATTCTAATACTTGAACCACGATCACAATTTCCATATGAAAAAGTATTAATATTCGCTGTTTCATTTGTGCCAATTAATCTATATTCATTATGTTTGCCATATACTTCAATATGTTCTTTATGATTCTTAGATAGCTTTTCTATTGCTTCATAAATCTTCTCAATCCCATCTTTTTCTCTCATTTCACGTGTTGAAAAATTAGTATGCGCACCACTACCATTAAATCGTTCAAATGGTTTAGGATGTAATGTTATAATTGCATTATATTTTTCAGCTACTTTTAATAAGATATATCGAGCAACCCATAATTGATTTGAAACATCATATGCATTTAGTGGTCCTATTTGAAATTCCCATTGTGACGCAGTTACTTCTGAGTTAATACCACAAATCTTAATTCCTGCATCCAAACACATATCCATATGTTTTTCTGCTATTTTTCGCCCCATTGCTTTTCCAGTACCAACGGAACAATAATGTTGATTATGATTGTATATAATTTTATCTCCAATATTATCTATATCATATGCATCACCATTTTTATCTAAAATAATATATTCTTGTTCAATACCAAACCAAGAACCTAAAAAGTTATCACTATTTAATTTATTGTACTGAAACAATTGATAAAGTTTATTATAATTATTAGTTTCATGAGCAGTATTATCGGGATTCATAACTTGATTTAATACTAGATAATAATTTTTTTCAGATGAACTTTCAAAGAATGGATTTTTACAAAAGTAAACTGGTTTTAGAAATAGATCTGAATCTTTTGTTTCACTCTGACCAGTTGATGAACCATCAAAATTCCATTCCGGAAAAGAATTTGAATCTATTTTTATTTGTTCTGAATGATTAATTATTTTTATTTTAGATCTTAAATTTTCTCCATCAATCCAAATATATTCAGCAATAATAGTGGTCATAATATATTATATTATAATATTTAGTTAAGTTGATTATATTCTTTTCATTTGAAATAAAAAATATATTTTATACAGATAAAAAAATAAAAAATATATATAAAAGTTAAAGGAGTTTTTAGACGATTATAAAGTTTATAAAGTTTATTATAATATAATATAATATAATATATATGATAATAATACAAGATATAATAGATTTTATTAATAATTATAAAGTTGATAAAAAATATACATTCTATAATGATAGTATTAATAAATTAAAAGAATTAAAAAATAAGCAAGGCGAAAATATAACTGAAATTATTAAGGAATCATATATTTTAGAGCCTTTACGATTATTTCTTTTAAAAAATAAATATAATATATTTTTAGATATTAAAAAAGCAGATAATTCAACATATGTTAAATATAAATTTGATGAGACCGAAATAGAAAACTTTTTAACAATGATATTATTAACTGAGGAATTTAAATCTAATATTTTAGAATTAAAAAAAATTAATACAAAGGAAATAAAAAAAATATTATCATCAAATACGATATATTTAAATATTAATACATCTCAGAATAAATCTGGATATAATATATCAAATTTGTATGATACATTAGGATTTCTTCTTGGAATTGAATCTATAAAGTTATTAAAATATCAAAGATTAGATAGAATAAAAGAATTTTTAAATAAAGATGACGGTAATAAAGTATTGGAGATATTACAAAAATATAATAGTTATATTCATAGTTTACCAAATGAATTAAGAGAAGATTATATAATTCATAGTGGATCTGTTTTAACAGCGTTTGGTACAACATTTACAAGAGATGTTGATGTAATAGTATATAAACCAAATTTTGACGGATATGCTGCGAATAATTATATTAAAGAGATTAATTCAAAATATACTGATATAGATATGAATATAATTGATAAAAATGGAGATTATTATACAAAAACTGATGAAATACCATTAAAATATAAGAAATTATGGTTAACATATCAATTACCAAATCTAGATGGAGCAATAGATATATATGATGTTATATCTAATCCAGTTTTTCACTTTTATTTTGCAGGAATGAAATTCTTTAATATAAATTTAACATTATATAGATTCTTACAAAGGGCATCAATATCATCCATGGCGGATATTATAATGTTGTATGATATAAATAAATATGATATACGTGATAAAATATGCCTACCAAATATGACAATCCGTCAAGGTAGATTAGTTGTATTTTATGGAGATTATTTAGAAAAGTATTTTAATAAATTACGTGAATCAATAAAAGAATATTATAATAAAGATTATACAATAGATGAATTAAAAAAATTAGTTAAACATTGTAATATAGAAGGATATGACATATATAAAGGTCCGATGCAAAAAGATCAAGATACAGAGATTATAAAATATTTCCATATAATGATTAAAAAATCAATCTTAAAAAAATATGCTTATGATACAAATTATTTATTGGATATTGGTTCAGGGAAATTAACTGATATGAGATTATGGGATGATATTAATGTTAAAAATGTAGTAGGGATAGAACCATCAAGAGAATCAATAGAAATGGGTAATGAAAAGATAAAGAAATTTGGATTTAAAGGTAAAATTGATGTTATAGAAGGTGTTGGAAATACTGATTGGGAAAAAGAATCTAAATATAAAATAGCATTAAATAATAAATATGATGTAGTTACATTTCAGTTTACATTACATTATATGATGAATGAAATTGATATTGTAATAAAAAATTTAGAAAAAGTAATAAAATCTAGAACAAAAATAATTATAACATGTATGGATGGTAATAAGATACAAAATGATTTTAAACGATTTGGAAAAGTAGAGGTTAGAAATAATCAAGAACCAATATTTGCGATTGTACCATTTTATAAAGTTTCTGATAAAATTCCAGAATCAGATAATAATATTTTAGTATATTTTAAAGGAGCATTTGGTGTATCAAGTGGTTCTCTTGAACCAATAATCGATATTGATAAATTAATAAAAATATTTACTAACAAAGGAATAAAATTAATTGAGAGAAAGAATTTTGCATCATATGATATTGATGTTAAAAAACGTATGTTTCCAAATCAATTGAGAGTAAGTTCATATTATATGAGTATGATTTTTGAAAAAGAATAAAAAAAATAATAAACAAATTCTCAGCATACTTTACACATATTATTTTCTCCATATTTATTTTCATTGTTATGTGAGTCATGCAACTTATTCTGCTTAGGCCTCCTAAGATTTCGGTCATAAGAAGAAAAATGACGTTCAGATTCTTGAGCCAATTTACAAAACTTTACACAACGAATACCGTCCGTTTCATCTTCATGTGTAAAATAAATATGACGAATACTAAAACGTGACTGTAGTTCTTCCATTCGACGAATACACCGATCACAAGGCTTTGAATTATGACCATTTGTTCGAACAACAATAAGATCAATTTTTAGCTTCTTTGTTGTTCTACCAAGACGTTCAATCAATTTACGCAATGCCTGTGCCTCAGCATGTTCTGTTGTAGGAGTCTTAACATTAAAAACATTGGTGCCAAATGAGATTGGGACGCCGGATTGATCCAATACTGCACACATATGATTTGCATTCATAGTAGTCTGATATCCACTTGCTTGGATTTGTTCGCGCCTTTTCTTGATAAGTTCATCACGAATACGATAGATAACTTGTGAATTAATACTCATATTAATATATTAATATATATATTAATTATTATCTTATATGTTTAAATTTTCAATTTTTTTGCAATGAATGTGCAATAAGGAAATGTTAACAACGATACTAAAAATTTATTTTCTTTATTTTTTATAAAATTATATGTATATAAATTATAATTATAATCTATATTTATTACAATAAATATATATGCAA